GATTAAATAATCTTTTTGGTGAGATCATATGGTTTTATCCAACTTCCTCATCATCTGTTGTAAACAGAATGGTTGCATACAACTATTTTGATTCTTCACCACAAAGACCTGTTTGGACAAATGGCACTCTAGCTAGAACTATGTGGAAAGATTCTGCAGTATTTGGAACACCACATGCAACAGAATATAGTGCAGGAGTAGACACATCTTTTGATGTAGTGGGAAACACAGAGGGTTCTACAGTATACTATGAACACGAAACAGGGACAGATCAAGTAAAAGGAGCTGTTGTAACACCTATAACAGCTAATATATCTTCTGGAGATTTTGATATAAGTCAAAGAGTACAAAGAGGTTCAACAACAGGGACCGCTGATCTTAGAGGAGATGGAGAGTTTATAATGAAAATTAGAAGATTTATACCAGACTTTATATCTCAAACAGGTAACACACAAGTTACATTACAATTAAGAAACTTTCCAAATGACTCACAGTCTAGTTCTGCACTTGGACCATTTACTGTAACATCATCTACACAAAAAGTAGATACACGTGCAAGAGCTAGAGCGATTGCATTAAAGATAGCAAACACAGGAGCTAGTCAAAGTTGGAAACTAGGCACATTTAGATTAGACATACAACCAGATGGACGTAGATAATGGCTAAGATAGTACAAGTATTAACAAGGCCTAGTGCACAATATGATCTATCTACAGCGGAAGCACAGGTAAGAGATCTTGATGCTATTGTAGAAAAATTAAATACAACGTTTCAACAAGAATTAAAGGATGAAGTAGAAGC